GGGAAGTAATAAAAAATTACCAGAATCGAATCCGAGCTGGAGAAGTATTCATACCGAAATTTTAAGGTACATGCACAAGCACTTTTATTATTTCGGATTCAAGCACATGCGTATAGGGTTGATTGACAACGAATAAGGGTTCTACTTCTTTATAATTTATAGCTAACTCTCGTGAACAAGCACCAGTCCAAAACATAACCTGTCTTGTTTCCGGAATTTTTGCCATGATAAAGTTGTCCTTACAAAGAGAATATCGTTTAATATTCCAAGCTATTTGGAAAGGACTCAGATTCAAGCACAAGCCCTTTGATATCTTTAGTTCGCACCAAAATGAAACATTACGTTTTAATTTCGGTGACAGGCACACGCCCATAAGGTCGGGTATTCCAGGCGTTCCATATGTTTCAATTCTAGTCCAATAAATATTGGGAGTTATAGATTTAACATTCTTCCAAAAGGTTGATTCCCTTCCTCGCTTTGACGAAGGCTGCTGTCCTCTTTGTTTTCTGTCTTTTAATGATCGTTTCTCTTGTTTCAACAACACGAACTTCTTCTCCTTCGACAATGCAGAGTCTAACACCGAGTTCTTTTTGGTAGGGTTTAAGTTTTGTACCTCCACCACCTGCCGACTTGCCATTTATTATTCTAGTTCCTTTAGAGGTTTTAATATCAAGAAAATGCGATTTGCCGTTTTTTGGATTAACAACAATGATATCAATAGGGCCTTGTTCACAAACATTAGTAAAGACGTAATATCCCTCTTCAAGAAATTTGTTGATCGCCTTGTTCTGACTTACTGTCGCTTTGTACTGTCTTGGATCCATTTTCCTCCATATCCAAATCAGTAGGGGTTGCCTCTATAATAGAGGTTCTTCTTAACTGTTGCAATAAATTATCTACTTCTTCTAGTGTTAGATTATCAATTCCTTTACCTGTTTGTTTTTCCTTTTTGTCATAATAACCTGCGGCCTTGCCTCTGCTTATTTCAGCAGCGAGAGCCGTTTTTAAATCAGGTTTCATATCAAACTTTTCTATGTCCTTTTCACTAGGATTTTCTGCCCGTAGACCTATCTCGTGGAGCCTTCGCATATGGGTGACAGGGGAAATCTTATACTTGTTCCAAAGATCCTCTTGTAAGGCTCTTATATAGGCATGAACCTTAGGAAATAACTTAGGGTTCTGTAATTGAGATGCTTTTGCTCTAGCAGACTTTTCGGGGTATCCTGCCAAAATTGCACACTCCCTAGCAGTTTTCCTATTTTCCTGTGCCACTAGGTGTTCAGCAAAAGACTGTTGCTTTCCTGTGAGTTCCTCCCTCATCTCAGCTAATTCCTTAGTCAAGATTATGTCATCACCCGGTTTTCTAAACTTCATGATATTTCCCTTATAAGTGACAAATTTTCAAAAAGCAATTGAAAAATAATAATAGTAGTCAAGGGGTGCTCCCTTAAAGGATATTTATTGGAAGAACGGAAGAATGGTGGAAGAATGAGAGAAGAATAGAAGAAATTGGAATAAGTAATTGAATTTACTATATTATTTTGATTGGAAGAATGGAAGAATGATATTTCGATAAAATAAAAAATATTTTTTTTATTTTTGAAAAAATGGTTCTTCTATAGTAAATTATCCCTCGTCCGTGGTCCGTGGGCTTTTATTCTTTCCCCCACACTATTCCTCCATTAACCACGGACACCTTGACATTTCCCCATAAATGTTTATATATAATTATATAACAAGAGAAAGGTAGATATGGAAAAAGTTCTACAATTTAAAAAGCCAAGAAAAAAACGAGTTATCAAAGATGACAGCTTTGTTTGTAGGCTTCCCTATCCTATCACCATACATACGTTGGTGGATATAGTGGAAAGAATGGGCGTCGATTATGAAGAAATAGTCATGCCTGGATTAAAGTTCATTGAAAGAGAGGTAGTTAAACATGAACGAGAAGAGCAATAACATCTGGAAATCACACCCCGATGATAAATATAAATTCGATCACTTAGTAAAAATATTGATTGAAAAGCATGGTTGGACTAAGATACCCTTATTCACAGGAAAAGAAATTGGACATAACAATTAAAGTGGATTTGGGCGATGGCGATTGGAAGTCCTTAACGTTTATTGGGGACAAAGACAAAATACTTCCTGCCATGAAACAGTACATCAAAGAAAACGAAAGGTATCATATCGATATACTTTTTAGTAATGAGGAGGAAACAAATCAATTCACCCACGATGAATTGTTTAACCAATAGAAATGAGGTACGGCAGAAACGGAAAGAAATATCCAGTGGATATTAACTACAAGACGTTGATTTATTTAAGAACGTTTTTAGTAGAGAATAAAAATAAGGGGCTAAGGGATAGTGTAGAAAAAAGAAGATGCTATGACTTAGCCATTAGTTCCATCAATCAAGGTATTCGTAAAGCCAACGAGCATTTTATTGCTCAAGGAACGAAACCCAGATTGTATTATTTTAACAAAGGAGAAAATTAATGGACATAACAACAAGAAATAACTTAATCGGAAGAGGATTAAGCGAAGCAAAGAGAAAAAAATTATTTAGCTCTAGTAATCAAAATAAAAAAATATTTTCCGAGATAGTGCATAAAATAATGTTAGAAGCATACATTGAAGGATACCGAGATAATCACAGAGATTCGGGATCAAAGAAAAATACAGCAAGCGATCGCTTCTGGAAAGACATGGATAATAGACAGGAGGTACGCTAGAAATGTATAAATACTTAGACATTCCAGGTTGGTTTAATATGCACGACGCATATATGAACTTAGTTAAATACTGTGAGGACGGTGATGATATCGTCGAAATAGGGTGTTTTGCAGGCAGATCGACAAGGTTCCTGTGTGATGCCTTAGAACTTAGTGGAAAACACGACGTTAAGGTCCATGTGATAGATACTTTTGAGGGTTCGGGTATGGAACACTCCAATGTTAATTTAAATAGCATGTACGACGATTTTATGAGGAATTTAGCAGATCATATCGAACAAGAAAGGGTGATAGTCAATGTTAATAAATCTGATAACAGCAACATTATTAATTCTTTTGATGATAATTCAGTTTTCGGGGTAATTGTCGATGGGGCACATACCATGGAAGCAGTCCAAGATGACATCATTAATTGGTGGCCCAAGATAAAGGACGGTGGCATCATGGTTGGTGATGATGTAGACTGGGAGTCAGTTAAGCAGGGTGCCATGAAAGGTTTTGGACACTTTGGAATTACAGAATGGAACATACTAGCAGGAAGAGAAGCATGGTTCGCAAAAGTAAAAAACGACAGAAGCAAAGAAATCGGCGACAATCTAAAATTGATTCCAGGGGTGAACTCCATGAAATCAAATGGATAGATGCCTATGAAGAAAGTGCAGGCTGGCACAGTATCGAAGATGCTCTTCGTATGCGTCCCAAGCCTGTCCTTTCCGTTGGTTACTTACTCTGGGAAGAAAAAGATTTTACTATTTTAGCAGCCGACATTGATCCGTCGTTAGTGGACCTTCTAAAAAAAGCAAAGACACTAGAAGAATTATTAGCACTCATTAGGAAATTTAACCTAGACGGATCCGACTGTGGTCGGTTGGCCGTGTTCCCTGGCCAGTGGATAAAGAACAAACGCCAAGTCAAGTAATTTATTTGTATAAATACTAAATAAAGGTGTAGAAATTTAGTGTCCAACTTTGATATACTAAAGTTTCCCTCTAAAATAAGGTTAAAAACAATGAAAAAATATGAATTAAACTATCAATCACTTCGTCCAACTGAACTAAGAAATCTGTACATTGCTTCACTACACAATAGATTATCAAAAGGGGAATGTATTTCTTGTGGCAGAACTTGTGTCTGCACTGAAGCGAAAGATCAGGGAATAACTCTAGGCCGACTTTAGTCTAGCTGAGGCTGAGTAGCTTTAGGCTCTATTAAAAAAGCCTTTTCTAGCATGGAGTCTACTTGGTCTAACATGTTATCCCAATCCTCTGCTAGATAACCATTCACATTCCCGTCGTTAAAGGTCACTAAAACCTTATCAACTGTATCTTTCAATACGGGATCGTACATTCGCTGACGTTGTACAGCGAGGACGATTTTTGTTTTTATATCGTTCAACATATCGTTGTCCTGTAAAAGCGGGAGATCGAAACAGGGTAACACTCCCGCTCTTATATATAATTATATCTTTTTTTATGTGAAATCAAAGTGATTTATTGGAACCACCCCGAAGCTAAAACCAAGATAGAGGGAGATTAAGGTATATCAATGAACAGACTATCCACTCTATCCTCAAAAACTTCGGGGCAGACCTAGCGGAGTAAAGAAGGGAAAGGATCCGCTATTTCCTGCGCAAGGAAACTTTTAATTTTTTTCTACTCGTTTAATAGATCTTCTGTCTATTTCTTTTTGAGCCAGTTTTACTAATTGTAATAATTCTTCTAAACTTAATTCTTTAATTGCTTCTTCCATTTTATTCCTTTCTTTAAACTCAAGGTAGAAGTTTAGGATCCTTCTACCTTGATTCTATGCGAGTCGAAACTAGATCTCATCCTTCTAGCTTTGGGAGGTAGACTTCAGAGATAATTACTAACTCTCGCTGTCAGTAATTAGGAGAGAGGATATATGAGTTGTTATTTGCAAGTAGACACTTTCACTGTGATTTTTCACTAACACATCTTTCCGAGCCGAAGCCCTAAAATTTGTTAATAAAAAAATATCCTCTCTCCTCCTTACTGAATACTGTTTTTCTTTATTTGGTCTTTACCCAATTTTTCAATGTTTTCTATTTCATGAACATCAGAATGTAAGATTGCTTTACAAGTTCTCAATCCTGAAATTTCACCTTGAAGAAAAGCAAGGTCAAATAATTCTTCTAACCAATAACCTAAGTTAGTTTTATCCGTAGTAAAGTTTGGATTAGGTTGTGCGTTATTCTTTATTCTTTCTTCAGCTTTTTTTAAAACTATTTCTTTCAGTTCCATGTCTTTAGCTATCATTGAGCCACCTTTCTATTTTCTTTCTGATATTCTCTATCAACAAGATAAGAAACAATTCCAGATATCTTTCTGTCTTTACCTGCTAATTTTTTTAACTTAGCGTGTGTTTCTGATCTAACAATTATTGACTTGTATTTTGCTAGTGTAGTCATCTTTCTTTCTCCTTATATATTTATATATAGTCTTTTATAGTGTATTTGTCAACCCCTTGCAAAGATTCATTGACGGCGGCTGCTAAACAGTCTGTGGATATCTTACAATCTTTATACCCTTGTGCGATTGTACTTAAGTAAGGCATAGAAGGTGGGTGAACATAATCTTTATCTACCATGGTGTAGAACATAAAATCATCCACATATCTTTTGATATAAAGATTTGGAAATCCTTCGTATCTATCCAAAGCCTCTTCACAATCTTTTGTTATTTCAAATAAAGCACCTTCCACTGTTTTGCCTGGTGCTTCCTGCACATCAGCCACAGATCTAAAAACAAGTTCATAATCAGGTAAAGTTTTCTTACCAATATACTTTGCTTTAGGGCACCGATGTTTCATATGCTCGTGATTCATATTAGAACCATAAGCGAAGTATAGTTTTACTTCTTCTTTTTGCTCTCGATTAGCCATTCTTTTAATGTTTCTCCTAATGATTGTGATGCCAGGTCAATCTTATTTCGTAGGCTCGCTACGATATTTTCATCGACTGTATTCTCACAAATGATGTCAATATAGGTCACGTTATTCTTTTGACCTATTCTGTGTGCTCTGTCCTCTGATTGTATTCTCTTTTCTAAATCATAGTTATTAGAGAAATAAACCACCGTGTGAGCTGCCGTTAGTGTTAATCCATAGCCACCTGTTTGTTGGTTAGCTACGAAGAAACGTACAGGACTTTCAGGGTCCTGAAACCTTTTAACAATATCTTGTCTATCTTTATCTTTAGTATCACCAAAGTAAGTTACCACCGTATTGTCACCAAACTTTTTCTTTAAGTTCTTTTCTATGTCAAAGATAGAATATCTGTAGTTTGCCCAGATGATAACCTTTCCGTCTACTTCTTCTAAGACATCTAGTAATTCATCCATACGACTGTTGGGTAGTGGAACAGGTTCTTTTCGTTCGTCGTCCGTGGGCAGATAACCACAAGTAATCTGATGAAGTCGAAGCAACATGGTCATTGTATTCGTGACCGATAATGTTTGTCCTTCTAATTGTGTAATCGCAAAAGTAGCAAGGTCATTGTATGCTTTCTCTTGTTCTTTACTTAATTGAATATATCTCGGCGAATAAATCTTCGAAGGTAAATCTAAACAATCTTCTTTTAATACACGAAAGGAAAAACATCCTAGCTTAGCCGATAGTTCTTCAAGATTTCTAAAACCCACAATAAAAGGAAAAGCGTGAGTCGCTCCCTGACGTTTGACTTCAATGGCATATCTCGCTTTATAAGCATAGTAAGAACTGAAACCTAATAGATCTTCATCTAAGAACTGACACTGTGAATATAAATCTAAAGGATTTTTCGTAACCGGTGATCCTGTTAAGATACGACGATACTTTGCCAGGCGAGATGCGTGGACAATATTTTTTGTACGACTAGCTGTTTGTGTTTTAATCGTGGTGCTTTCATCCACGGCCATTAAACAATTCGTGCTACCTAAAAACTTTTCTAAAAATAATTTAGCAGGCTTCTGTGAAAGAGCCTCGACGTTCATTAAGAATATATCTAAGCCGTCAAAAGGTTTTAATAAATCCTCTAATGCTTTTGTATCTTCTGCTTTACGAGAACTCGGTGCAACCCAAGTCGTAATTCTTCTTTCAATATGATCGGGTAAATGAGCGGGAACTTCTAGTCTTTCCCAGTTTCGATAAACCCCTTTAGGTGCAACCACCACAGCAGCGTTAATCTTTCCTTGGTCATAGAGCATCGCAATATTATCAATTAATACTTTAGATTTTCCCGTGCCCATTTCCATGAAGTAGGCATAATTAGTTTTGTCCCAAGAACAACCTAATGCCTGGAGTTGGTGTTGAAATGGTTGTGTTTTAAAGTTTGGATACATCAATTCCCCCTTTTAAATATTTTAACGTCATTAAATTTCTCCAATCATTTAAATATTTCCAAGGCTTCATTAATGCCCTGTATTTTATTTTTCTATAAAAGTATTCTTCTCTTGTCGGAAGATCAGCATCAATACTAGAAAGAACATTATCTTCTTCAATTAGTTTTGAATGAATATTGTCGTAATGTAGTTTACTAAAGTATCGTAATTGACTTTCCGTATACGGTTTTGGTTTAATTCTTAACATAGTAAAAAACTTTCTATGTTCTTTATATAATAATATCTATATGTTTGTCAAGTTCTTTTGTCCACAAAAAGCACTCATAAAAACTTTAGGATCTTTTACTTGTTTATGAATATACTCTGCAGCGAATTTACATTCTTCCATGGAGTTATAAGTTATTTTCATTGGTATTTGATGACAGGTGTCCTCGATCGACAAAGAAAGATCATTTAAACAAATCCAAAATATTAATACAAATTTCATAGTTGCAATCCTATCTTAATTATATTATCTATAGAATAGTTAATTAGAGAGAAAGAATGAATAAAGTTTATGTAACAACAAATACAAAATTACCGAATGGTGGTTATAGAGATATTTCAGATTGTGAAAGATTTGGGATGCCTATTATTATGTTTGAGAACCCCTGGCAAATTCAAGTAAATTCAACACCATTTATTTTTACACTAGAAAAAAAACTAAAAGATTTCACTACCGACGATTATTTATTGTTGATGGGAGACCCTGTATTAATTGGAATTACTTGCGCAGTGGCTGCTAAAAAAACAAATAATAATTTTAAGGTATTGAAATGGGACAGAGAAAGTAATATATATATTCCTATAACTATAGAATTAAAATAAGGAGAATTAAAATGGGTCTATTAGATAAAGCGTACGAAACTTCTAAACTTAATAGTTTAGACAGTTCTCAAGTTTCTGACTTAGGTGAAGCATGTAACGAATTAGATAATGTTCGTAAGAAAAAAGCTGACTACGAAGCAGAAATAAAAAAATTAGATGAGAGAGAATTTCAATTAGAAAATGAAATCATTCCATCTATGATTGAAAGTGCCGGTGTTAAATCTTTAACATTAACAGACGGCAGTAAAGTTTCCGTGAAGGATCAACTGCGTGCAAACATTACCATGGAGAATGAGGACTATTGTTTTAATAGACTTCAAGAACTTGGTTTAGATGACGTCATTAAAAATGAAGTTAAGTTGACCTTCGGCCGTGGACAAGATTCTGATGCTATTAATTTAGTGAACGAGTTACAAGACAGAGGTCTGTACCCTAGTAACAAAAAAGCAGTAGCATGGAATACACTTTCCAAATTAGTAGAGGAACAGATTGCCAAGGGTTCGATGACATCTGTGGATCAAGAAAAATTTGGAGTGTTTACTTTTAAAAAAGTAAAGATCGAACGAAAAAAATAAAAAAGGAAAATAATAAATGACAAATGCAAAAGCAAATGGTGCTGTCGCCACAAAGACAGAAAGCCTACCAGCTCTGAACTTTGAAAATTTAGCTCAGTTCGCTGGTGCAGGCCTCGACACAATCACAACAGATGATGTAGCAACACCTAGACTTAAAGTCTTGGCTGCGATGTCTCCTGAAGTAGATCAGATGGAAGGGGCAAAAGCTGGCATGATTATTAATAATGTCAGTAAGAAACTATATTCAGGACAAGACGGTATTAAAGTGGTTGTCTGTGGATATGAAAAAGTATGGTTGGAATGGACTGACAGAGGCAAAGGCGCTTCTGCTCCTGTTAATATCTTTAACCCTAAAGATAAACCAACTAACGCAGTGCGTGGAGATGACGGAAAATTCCGTCTTGAGAACGGCAATTATTTAGAAGAGTGTGCAAACTTTTATGTGCTTCTTTTAAATGACGGATCTGCCCCAGAACCTGCAATCTTATCAATGAAAGCGACTCAGCTAAAGGCGGCTAGAAGTTGGGCTTATAGTTTGAAGAATGAATTTATTCAGAATCCTAAAACTAAACAGCTATTCTTAGCACCTAGTTGGTATCGCATCTATCATCTAACTACTATCAAACAACAGAACGACAAAGGTTCTTGGTATGGTTGGGTTGTCAACAAAGACGAGTTCTTAGACAATGAAAATTCATTTGATATGGCTGCTAGTTTCAATGAGTCAATCAGAAAAGGTAAAGTAACTGCCAAGTATGATGACGACGTAGAAACTTCATCAGGATCTGAGGACATTCCGTTTTAATGGATAGTAGGGTCTCTAAATTCAAAGAGATCTTTTCTGGGCTGGAGCGTGCACATGGCGTGTTCCAGCCTAACGGAAAGGTCAAGGAAAATGGCAAGCGAGATGGTGATGCTTGGATAAATAAAAAACCTGTAGAGGATTCTCTATGGGAAAAACATTTAGCAGGTGAATGGCCAAGTCTTGGTATTGTTCCTATCACAGAAAAAAATGAATGTCGTTGGGCTTGTATTGATGTTGATACTTACCCAATCGACCATGCCGATATTGTTAAAACACTAAAAGAAAAAAACTTACCTTTTATAACTGCCATTTCTAAAAGTGGTGGAGCACATTTATTTTTATTTTTTAAACAACCTATCTCTTCTGAAATAGTTCATCCGAAGATGATGGAGTTGGCTTCTCGATTAGGTTATGGTGGATGCGAAACATTTCCTAAACAACCTAATCTTGGTCCTGAAGCAACAGGAAACTTTTTAAATTTACCTTATCACAATGGATTAGATTACAGTGATCGTTTTGCATTTAATGAACAAGGTAATGGATTAACCTTAGAAGAATTTTTTTATGAGGTAGATAAGAAATCTTTAACTCAAGAAGAATTTGAAAATCTCACCACAGCTTCAAAAAAGAAAGAAAAATCGCCATTTTTTGATGCACCTTTTTGCATTGAGGCATACCTAGATGAGAACACAAAAGTACAACAAGGCAGCAGAGATAACTTTCTCTTTCAATATTCTGTTTATGCAAAGAAAAAATTTGGTGAAAACTTTGCAGAGGAAGTACAGAAATTTCATCATCATTATTTTCAGGAGCCTTTATCCCCTGCTCAATTAGATAAAGTAATTAAACAAGTTGAGAAAAAAGAATGGGGATATAAATGTAATGACCAACCGATGTGTGCTTTCTGTAATAAATCAAAATGCAGAGTAAGAAAGTTTGGTATTGGTGAAACAAATGAAGTAGCTGACATTGATAATGTTTTTCAACATGGTGATGGTGAAGAAACAATTTATGAAATGACTGTGAATGGGGAACATAAAATAGTTGTTCCCATTCAAGAGTTATATGAACAACATAAATTTAGAATTAAATGGCTAGCAAAGTTTGGAACAATGCCACCTAGAATGAAAGGCGAGGATTGGGACGCTTATATTACAGGTATTGTATCGAAAGCTATAAAGGTAAAAGAATTTGAACTTTCTCCTGTAGGTAGATGTAAGAATTATTTAAGCAAGTATATCGTCAACCAAG